GTTAGACGGGGAGGGGGCGAGAGCCTCCTCTTTTTTTTTGTTTTATAAAACAAGTTTGCTTTGCTATTTATTATCGATGATTCATTTAACTAAAGGACAGCCGGCTAAATTAGTTTTAACGCTAACCGAAAAGCAAACGCTTTCGGCTCCTAACTATTTGTTTTATTTTAAGTCCAGAGCTACTGATAATACTAAGGCTTTTGTCTTATTAAATACAGCTGACACTTCAGGATATAAAGACAGATTCAACTCGTTTAATATCGCTACAAATAGTTATTTCGCTAATTATGATAGTGGCGAATATACCTACGAGGTTTACGAGCAAACATCTACGACTAATTTAGATCCTGCTTTAGCTACTGGACTGCTAGAGAAGGGCCAAATGTCGCTTAAAAACTCGACAGAATTTGAGTTCACGACATACAACCAAACGAATAATACCTTTATAGTGCGCGATATATGAGCAATACAACGAATTTCTTGAACGTCCTTACCTTTGCGGAGGCCAGACAGCCAGAATACCAAGAGAAAAAAGGCGAGAATGGTGGATATATTGAGTTTGGAAAAAAGAATGATTATCCAAATTACCTGGTAGATCTGTTTAGTAAGTCAGCTAAGCATAACGCGATCATTAAAAGTAAGGTAAATTACATCACTGGGAATGGATTTAAGCCGATCGAAGAGACGGATCAGGTAGCTCAGGAGTTTATTGATAAACCAAACCCTTTCGAGTCACTTAATGACATCCTAAAAAAGGTATCGACAGACGTCGAATTATTCGGTGGCGCTTATCTTCAAGTTATCTGGAGCCAAACCGGTGGACAGATTGCAGAAGTTTATCACTTGGATTACACAAAGGTTCGCACGAATGACGATAATACCCAGTTCTGGTATTCTGAAAACTGGCAAGACTCAAAATATAAGCGCTCAATTTACAACGCGTTTAATGACAAGCTTCCAGTAGGGACACAGATCCTTTACTTAAAAGAATATCGTCCGAATCTTTCGGCTTATTCTTTGCCTGGTTATATCGGAGCTTTGAACTATATCGAGTCCGACATCGAAGTTTCTAAGCACGTCTTAGGAAATGCTCAGACTGGATTCAGTGCTTCTAAATTAATCACGCTTCCAAACGGAGAGCCTCAAGATGAAGAGAAGAGAATCGTAGAGCGTAAATTTACAGATCGTTTCTCTGGATCCGATGGCAAGAAGTTCATTCTTTCCTTCGTTAACGATGCTTCAAGAAAACCGATCATTGAGGACCTAGGAGCTTCAGATATTACAAAGGAGGATTTCGCAAACGTAGATAAGATCATCGAGAAAAACGTGTACGCTGGACACCAGATCACGTCTCCAGATTTATTCGGTATCTCGACACCTGGTCAATTAGGATCACGCCAGCAAATGCGCGACTCATACGAGATCTTTAAAAATACCTACGTCAATGATAAGCAAATATATCAGGAACAAGTATTCAGTTTACTTGCCAAATTACGCGGTGCTATCGATGGGTTACAAATAATCCCAGTCGAGCCGATCGGCATGGAGTTCTCTGAATCTACAATCGCGCAGAACTTAACTAAAGACGAGATCCGTGAAAAACTAGGAGCGCCTAAATTAGAGGCTAAGACTTCAGGAACTTCTCAGGATGTGATCGATGCGATCAATAGCTTATCGCCATTAGTAGCGAACAAGGTACTTGAGTCCATGACTCCAAATGAAGTCCGGGCCCTGGTAGGCTTAATAGAAGAAAAGGGAGGAAGCGAGCTAGATGGCGTCGCTCCTTCTGCTACTAATTTACGATTCAGCGAAGACGATGTGATCTCGATCTTTGATCAGTTCGGAGAGTCAAAAGAAAATTATTCAGTATTTCGCACTAGAGACACTTTCTCTGCGATGCCTAATGACTTGGAAGAGTCGATGAATTTGGACTTTGCTACTCAAGAATTGACACGCCTAGAGGCGAATGTCTTGGACTTGATCCAGAAGGATAAGCGAATCACTCCAGAGATAATCTCAGGCACGATCAAAACGGACCTGGCGATCATTAATAAAATCATGGACTCCTTAGAGGAGCGCGGATTAATTAAGTCCACAAATGTAAAGGGAAACGTCGAAAGAGTTTTGACTTCTCCGCTTTCTGAGATCACTGACACGAAGCCATCAACACGAAGCTTCATGGTCCGCTATTCTTACGAGTGGAGATCATCGATCCCAGCAGGACAGAGAAACACAGCAGCGCATCCAAGCAGACAATTCTGTGCGCGCTTGATGCAATTAGATAAGCTATATACCAGGGCAGAGATCGAAGCGATCAGCTTGCGCCTAGGTTATTCAGTATTTGATCGTCGCGGTGGCTGGTGGACAATGCCAGACGGAGAACACTCTCCTTCTTGCCGACACGTCTGGGCTTCTCAGGTAGTAATTAAAAAAGGATAAGGAATGAAAAATATCTGCTTTATAAACGTAAACACGATCAAGGAAAGAAGCGCGCTTCATTCTAATGTCGATGACAAATTGATCCTTCCGGAAATCCTAACAGCGCAAGACATGTTCTTATTGCCTGCTTTAGGAACGGCTTTATATGATCGCTTGCAGGATGGAATCGAAAATAATAATTTGACAGCGGACGAGGTGGACTTACTAGATAATTTCATCACGAATCCTTTGGTATATTACACTCTTTCTGAGCTTCCGGTGGGATTGTCTTACCAGTTCTATAATAAGGGCTTAGTGCGCAAAACAAGCGACAACACAGATACGCCAAATATGCAGGATCTGATCGATGTCGCATCAAGATATAGAACACGCGCAGAGTTCTACACTCAGCGTCTGATCAAACACTTGAAGCAAGTATCTTCGACTACTGATAAGTTCCAGGAATACGTTAATTATGGATCCGGAGTGGATATCATCAAGCCGGATCACGATGCTTACCAGGCTTCGATCTGGTTAGGAGATGAATATGGCTGTAAGCCTATGAGTTTCGAGGAAAGATACCAGGGCGAAAACGGACTTTGCTAAAATAAAAAAGATATGCCGAAAGCTTATAGCACAAAAAATATCAAGAAATTACAAGTTTACCTAGCGACTCAACAAAATGGCAATCAAACAGCTGACATTAAATCAAACAATCAAGCTAATAAGTGATTTAGCCTCCGCGCATGAGCAGATAAACACTGTTTATTTCGGGGATGTATGGGAGTTTTTAAACCAGGCAGATAATGTTTATCCGGCGATGTTCTACTCTTTGACTGGATCTTCAATCTCAGGAAAGGAATTATCCCTTAATTTCTCACTTTACTTCCTAGATCGACAGCTCCAGGACGAATCAAATGAGAACGACGTTCTATCGGATCAACTATTGATCGCGCAGGACATCGTATCAATGATGCGATATCCTAAGTTTGACTGGGAGATCGGCGATAGTGTAAATTTAGAATTTTTTACAGAGAAGGAAGAGGACTATTTGGCTGGTGTTAAGGCAGACGTAACTGTTTCCTTCCCGATGCTATCCGATCGCTGTCAGGTTCCTTCAAATTTTAATTATCCTAACTAATGGCAAATAAAAAAGTAAGTCAATTAACCAGTAAGCCCTCAGTCCTAGTCACTGATTTATTCCCTATTGCAGACCCTTCAACTGGTCAGCTTTACAAGACTACTATTTCAGACTTAGGAACGGCTATCGGTTCGGGTGTAAGCTCAGTAAACGGATTAGTCGGAGCGGTGGTCTTAGATACGGATGACATCCAGGAGCTAGTTAGTCCGACTAATAAATGGTTTACGGATACAAGAGCAAGAGCGGCAATAAGCGCCGGTACTGGTATTTCTTACAATTCTGGAACTGGCGTAATTACTAACGCTGTAACTAGCGGACAAATTGCAACGGCTTTAGGATATACTCCAGCGAACGACTCTTTAGTCGTAAAACTTGCCGGGACTCAAACAATTACCGGAGCTAAAGCTTTTAGCGCTGGTACTAGCTTTGAAGGAGGGATAAAATTAAAAGAAAACTTTGCTTATTTAGAGGCTGGTTATGTAGGTATCGCTGGAGTAACTGGGGGAATTAGAGTAGGAGTAAATCCTTCTTATTATTCAGACTTAATTTTTAGCGCTTCTTCTAGCCACAGCTACACGTTTCCAAGTGCGACGGGTACTATTGCCCTAACTTCAAATTTAAGCGCTTACGCTTTAGATTCCGCGGTAGTCCATAACACTGGAAATGAGACAATCGCTGGACATAAGACTTTTAGTTCTACTTTATACGGAGCTAGTGCAGTTTTTAGTTCTGCTGTAAATGTTCAGTCTATTAATGTAACGGGTATAACCGCTTCGCCTTCTGTTTATATTACAACAAACGGTACGAATCACGCGGTAAGTATTGTACAAAGTGGCGCTGGATATGCAATTTATGCAAGTGGAAACGTAGCGGTAATAGGTACGGGTTATTTTTCTAGCTCTTTAACTGCTGCTAGTTTATCTTCTACGGCTGGATATAATTTTACTTTGCCTTCTGCTAGCGGTACTTTAGCCCTTACTAGCAATTTATCCTCTTACCTACCTTTAAGCGGAGGCACACTTACGGGAGCTTTAAGCGGTACAAGTGCAACGTTTAGCGGTAATGTCGGGATAGGTTCTACTTTAAGTGCATGGATTTCTTCCACAAAAGTATTGCAATTAAATAATACATTAGCATTATATGCACCAAGTAGTGAGGCTATTTTAGGAAATAACGTATTTGTAGATTCTGGAGACAACAATAAATATATAACTACAAATTTTGCTTCACAATATAGGCAAGTAGATGGTAAGCATTTATTTTATAGTGCTGCTTCTGGAACGGCTGGCAATACAATAACTTTTGGAAGTCCTAAATTAGAAATTGCCTCCACAGGCGCAGCCACGTTTTCGAGTAGTGTTACGGCAACGCAAATAGGTGTTAATAATTCATCTCCAGCTAGAACTTTAGACGTAACTGGAACTTTTAGAGTAGTTACAC